AACTGGTATGTGGCTACGAGACAAGCACTTCAGACCTTGTTCTGGGCTTATCTTTGGCGGATCAGATTCGCATCACCTTTAGTGACATGAAAATCAGTACCATCTGTGATCGATATCCTGACATTAATCTTGCTGAGAAAAGGCGGTACCGCTGCGTGGCTGAATACCTTATTAGACAAGGGGAGTTGACGAAGCTGAGAGACGAAAATGGAAAGCTGATCAAAAAAATCGGTAATATGCAAAAAGCTGTTGTGTTGTATAAACCCCTCCCCAAGCTTCTGGAAACCCTGAAGAAGTCAGGGCTGAGTCATTTTATTAAACTTACTGAAGAGAAAAAGCAAGAACCATCCTCGCAGTCTTGCTAATATTGAGCAACTGGAGAATCCTATGTCAAGCCGTCGAAACAAGCTTCTGAAGCGCCTCATGGCCAACACCACTGGTGAAACAGAAGAAAAGTTGATGAAACTCACGATTGAGCGCATCTGCGCTGACATGTGTGAGCACTACGCAAAGTTCTATACGTTTGAAGGCCCTGGCGTAATGGTCTTCAAGCCCGGTGCTGACGAGAAAGATAGTATGTTCTATCTCAATGTTGACGCTCTAATTACAGCTCTTGAAGACAATAAAGACCAGGAAAGTATTTCGGAAGTCTTAAGAGGAGCAATTCGTCGCGCCGAACAAATCGACCCGATGAAAGAATCACTGTTCTTGATTCAAGACGAAAACGAGCTTGCGCTTGTCCATTACAAGAACGAAGATATCAATAGTGAGTTCCTCATGATGTGACGGGCAAGCGTAGCTGGAAGCAACTTCGTCATCTTGTTGGCAAGATACATCATGTCAAGGATGACTGGTTGACTCCGATCGAGTATCTCCCACTTATTAATAATGTACTAGGAGAGATTGATCTTGATCCGTGCTCCACGCACGACGCGAATCAACAGTTTCTGCAAGCTCGAAAAATCTATACGCTGAATGACGATGGTTTGAACATGGAAGAACCCTGGAAGGGGAAGACTTATCTGTTCCCGCCTACTTACGGCAGATGCTCTTTCAGTAAGAAACGGGGCACATGGCGGTGGAGTGCCCGAGGTGGATCACACGGCAGCACGCCTTCTGTCATATGGTTTCGACGTTTATTGAGAGAATGGAAACTCCGAAACATACCTGAGGCAATTTTCTATACGGTGTATCCCGAAATGCTTCGTATATGTCCTGAAATGTGGGATTTCCCCGTCTGCTTTCCAAAAGACAGGGCACGTTTGATACATGGCGGTAAATATTTTACTCAGAAACAACCGATGTATTGGGGGTACTTTGTGTACCTACCAAAAATGGAATATGGCTTTAATCAAACCGATCGCTTTGTTGAGGTCTTCTCGGAACTGGGACGGGTGATTATCTAGCGCGGAAGTTGTTTTTGAAACCGATGGTGGCACTTGGGAAAGACCCGCCAACGTTCACGATGAACCGGTTTTCTTGATCGCGTTCTGCGCTCATGTCGGGATTCTGTTCAGCTCTCTTTCTGGCGGCGTAGCTGGCCAAAAAATTCTTTGCATCATCATTATCAGTAGCCGAAATAGGCTGACCTGCTCTTTGTGTGTATGTTCCTGCACGACGATTATCAATATCGTATGCTTGTCTTAGTTGGTCGTTCATCAAACTATTCTAATGACCCTCACAGATACTCAAGTACAAATCAGCAGCATTTGCGACGACATCAAAGAATTGCTTCTTTACAAAAACCAAAAGTATGGAAACTCTGCTCTCGAGCCGATGCGTGTTTTCAGTAAATCAGATGACGTAGAGCAGATTCTTGTTCGCATAGACGACAAATTGAACAGAATCAAACACGGGGCAGGTTTGCTCGCAAAGGACGAAGATGTAATTGTGGACTTGATTGGTTATTTGGTATTGCTTAAAATAGCTTTAAAACGCAAATCAAATGATGGAGTATGAAGAATTTGTTGACTGTTACGACTACAACCTACAGCTTTTAGATGCTATTGATCTTCTAAAGCATTTTTCTCCCGAGGCTTTAGAGACCCTTGACCAGTTGGATTTTGGGACCAAAGCCGATAGAAGCGGCGAATTACATGACCAGAAGGATCCCATTCATTGAGTTTCTTCTCTAAATATTCGACAGCTTTAACTTGATTTGGCGCTCCTGTATAGGTATCTGGAAGATTAAGTAAGCAGACAGGGGTATGGCATTTGTGTTTTGTGAAGGTTGGAATCTTTTTGTCTGCTGAGAGAAAAAGATCTAGCTCAGCACGTCTTCGATCACGCATTCCGTCGCCACCTGAAAGCCAATACCTATTGATGTATGGACTCCATTCTTTTATTATTTCCGTTTTGGATGCATGACTGTTGATCAGCTCTAGCAATCTAGAGTTTTTAAAAGCAAGCAAACCGATGCTGTGAGCAAAGCTAAGAACTGCTCCTTTGCGTGATCTATTAAGAGGCACATAAACATACTCTGCTACTTGGCATGAAAAAATTTTAAGATCTTCTACAAGCTGTGTCTCAACTTCCTCTTGTGTTGCCTTGTCGTGCATGCCAATGCGTCTGTTCCAGAGGCTGATGCTGCCGTAACCAATCCGATAATCGGATTCACCATAGTCTTTATATGAACCAAAAAGCCCCATACCCAAACAGGTACGAGGCTTTGTGTGTAATTTGATTAGTTGAATCCCTGCTTCCGTAAGAAAAGGAAACTCTTTCCAAGTCCGTTGTTTCTTACGGGATTTCAACTAAGATGTCGTAGCTAACCTCAGAATAGCCGTCAAGAGTTAACTGCACAAGATAGTTTTTTGACGCATCGGTGACGTTCACGGCAATCGCACCTTTACCCTTACCGGCTTTTGCAACGTTGAAAGACTTCGTATAACCGGTTGGGGCTGAGGCTGCGGTGTAAGAATCGTCCTGGAAGATCTCCATGCTGACGATACCCGTAGAACGCTTCAGGTTCACGATGTGGTTGCCAGTGGCGGCAGGATTGATCTCAAAACTGCGGATGTTAAGACCACGGTCAATACCGGTTCCAGGTCCTTTGTAAGTGATTTCAGAGCCTGTATCCACGTTAAAGGTATCGAGAGTACCGTGAATAATGCGATCAGCCATGGTATTTAGGAGATTTGTCCGATGGTGGAGAAGTTGAATTTGATATCGGCATCAATGCCGTGATCCTTGAGAACGCTCAGAAACATCTGTTTATCGACGGCTTTCTGGTGGAGCATCTCAATAAAGGCTTCTTCAAGCTCGTCACGATCCATTCCTTGAATGGCAATTGATGCTGCGTGGATCTGAAATTCCACGTCCACGGGAAGCTCTAATGCATCCATGGTAATTCTCAATCTTAAAGGTATCCTAACAGCGCTTAATTAACTTGCCATTCTGGGCAAGACTCAATCATCATCATCGTCAGCGTAGTTGCCAGCAGGCAACTTCATACGTGGCAACCCAGTTTCAGGGTCGATCGCTTTTGGATCAATTACCTCTTCGTTGTCTTCGATAAACTTTGCGAGAAATTCTGATGCCGGATCCGTTCTCATGATTCAAGCTGGCCTTACGCAACGCAAAATTACCTATGCCAAAAGCTGCTCCGTAAAGTAAAGCAAACGTTAAGGCACAAAGTTCCAACGTCACAGAAATGTTGTGTTCATATATTCTACGTGCAGTGTTCCGACGTAACAATGGACGACGTACTCTTAGAGCTTTTTATCAGAGGTGCTGCTGGAGGTGTCAGTAAAACACAGCTCCTTAGAAGTTTTAAAGATGAGCATGGCTGCTCTGAAGAAGATCTCGATTTTTTAATCGAGTCAGCATTTTTCAAAGAAAAGCCCCGGAGAATTAATTACAAAGAGATTTATGAACGTCCTTTAAAAGAAAGAGCAACACGTATTTGGTTTCCGTTTACACAGCTGTACTACAAAGATAATTTCTTATCGGAGGAAGAATGTTTTGAGCTTATTGAATTTATCGAAAAGGGCTTAAGGCCTTCGACTGTCGCAAACGAGACTGACGACGGCGAAGTTTCGGACTACAGAACCAGCTCCACGACTGATCTTGATCCTTTCGCAAATGATTTATCTCTGCGTCTAGACCAAAAAATCACAGCTTTTATGGATCTAGATCCCTTTACTGGTGAGACTCTTCAAGCACAAAAATATTTGCCTACCCAGTACTACAAAGAACACGTTGATTTCTTCACCCCATTCACAGAAGAACACAAAGTTTACTGTGAGTGGATGGGGCAGCGCACGTGGACAGTAATGATTTACCTCAACGATGTTGCGTCCGGTGGTGAAACCTATTTCAAGCATCTCAACAAGTACTTTAAGCCTAAACAAGGCACACTCCTGTGCTGGAATAATCTATATAAAAGTGGGATACCAAACTATAAAACAATGCATGAAGCACTCCCTCCCGTATCGGGAAACAAGTACGTCATCACAAAGTGGTTTAGAAGTTGGTCCTTAATTTGAACGTGCTTTCTGTTTCATAGCGAGTGCAATAGCCAAAGCCTGCTTGCGGCTAGTGACTTTTTTGCCGCTACTTGATTTCAGCTTGCCCGCCTTGAACTCAGACATCACCTTTTCAACTTTATCTTTCATCTAGATCACCATTTGACTTTATGACTCCAATAACGGGCTGACATTTTGTCGGGCTTGGAGTCCTGTGCGTTATGACGTGCATAATATGACGCCTTTCGTGCTTTTTCTTTTGCGGTCTTGGGGTTTTTACCAGCACCTTTTACACCCTGTTGGCCAAACCGAATGATCTTTTCTTCACCATCCTTACAGGCTTTGACCACGTGAGACTTTGTCTTATGGTCAGGTGTGCGTTTTGGTTTGTTGCACTTCATGCGCTCTTTCGCCAAGCGCTTGGCCTTTGCACGGTCAGCCATCTCAGACCTTCAAAACGCCTCGATCGACTTTACCGACAATGTCATTTCTGACCTCACCCTTAAGGGCAGTGTCTCCTGACCCTGGAATGCGCTCTTTCTTAAGTTCCTCCAGGAATCCAGAGAGGAACTCTCCTGAACTAGGCCGCGATCCAGCTGATGAAGAAGTCATTGTCTATATATGGCTGAGCGTGATCAGCACTAGGAAGCTTTATAGAATTTGGCTTTTGTTCGAGCCACACGTTAATTTTATCAAACCTTTCTTTTGTAAAGTGCATGTTGGTTTCAGTGTACCAATTTTCTACTAAACTTGAGCCTTTCGATCGATTGCAATTACTACAACAGCAAGCCATGTTTGACCTGACGTTGTGACCACCCTTGTGTTTTGGGATAATGTGATCAATAGTTGCAGTGTCTGGTGTCAACTTCTTGCCGCAGTAAGCGCATTCCCAATTCCAAGATTCAAATATATAATTTCTGAATTTCTTTCGAGCGTCCTTAGGACTTAGGACAATGAGATTGACTAATAGATCTTGCTCGCAATGAAACACTTTTGGTATTCCAGCCATGTCAAAACTGTAGGGTGCACACACTTGTCTTTTTAGCTATGCTCAGCACGTCGGGAGCGTGGCGGAATCGGTAGACGCACCAGACTTAAAATCTGTTGGCCATTGCGGTCGTGAGGGTTCAAGTCCCTCTGCTCCTATCAAAACAACAATCAATGACAGTAGTAACGGCTTTTCCGGTCCCTCTTTTCATCAAAGATTTAGAACCTGAGCAAGACGTTGCTGCGGATATGGAAAAGTATATTCAGCGTTTTCATAAGAAAACTTTAGGAGAATATAACGAAAGACCGACAACTCTTCTCGGTGATGCTCGTGATGACTATCTTGTACATCTTCAACCTGAATTTGATTGGTTAAACGAACAAATTGGCGAAGCTGCAAAAGAGTACCTTTACGAAATGGGAGTGGATCTTCAGAAGGTCAACATTTATGCACAGAAGTCTTGGCCTGTTGTATGCGAAAACACAGGTTCAATACCCTCGCATGCCCACAAAAACGCCATAATCAGCTGCGTTTTTTACCTCAACGAACCTAATAATGACTCAGGTGCACTGAGGTTCGAGTCCCAAAACTGTATGAGTTATCTACCACTGGTGCACAAAGACACTGATTTTCACTACGATAAAGTCCGCCTACTTCCCTTAAAACACCGTTTAGTAATGTTTCCAGCGAGCATGATGCACTCGGTTGAGGATTACATCGGCGAGACTCCACGCTTTTCTATTTCCTATGATCTTATCGTCGTAGGTTCAGATCCCCCTGGAAACGGCGACTTTGAGCACTACATCATGGATCCTTGTTATTGGGAAAAACTCTAGTCAGTCAAGCCCAAGGCTTCAAAATCACGCCTGTCTTCAGCTGGATCAAAATCAGATTCCTCAATTAGTTTTAGAACATAGAAATGTAGGCGCTCCGACACCCATTTCAAATCCTCGTCTGAAATGTCCTGAATAATTGCATCAAGCCTTAGATCCCTGGGTGGTGGATAAAGATACTCAGAGATTAAACATAACGCTTTATATCTTCCTGGATTTAAATCGTTCAACATGTCAAATACCTGCTAGATCGAGCGTCCCGTCACTACTCTCATTTTGCTCTTTACGTTGCGCGATGATATTGACACACTCAAGAGCACCGGTGACTTTCAGATAGAGTTCTTTGTCTCGCATCAGAGATTCTTCAGCAACTCTAATTCTTTCAGTCAATTCCTGTTGCTGAGCGAGAAGTTGCTGCTCAGTATCTGTCAAGATCTCATCCATTGGCTTTCTTGATTCGAACCAACTATAGCTTAATTTTCTCTGAAATTCAGCCAACCAACACCGCTGGCATCACCGCCCCTGAAAAACCTGTCTTGGCTCTCCGCTCTATCGTAAAGGACCTCCTTGCCCGATTCGAGCACAGTGGTGTGCCAAAGGCCATTCACTATGTCCAAGCGTCCACACGGGTCATGACAAAGCCAATGAGTGGGGCTGTAACCATAAATTGTGATCAAATAGTTGAAGCCGAAAGGGTTGCGCTGTGATCCTTTGTAGGGAACTTGAAAAGCAACAGGACATCCTTCGTCGATGGAGTCCTGTATCTCAAAAGATCCAATACTGCTGCAAAAGTAAGCAGAAATACCATTCGCGACAAATGTTGCACGATGATGAGCTCTATAACTGCCATCTCCTTGTTTTAATAACAGCTCTAAATAATCTTCATATGTTTCTATACCCCTAATACCTAAGCAACTTAAGCACATTGCCATCGTTGCTATCTGTGATTTTCTCACATTATCTTTATCAAATTCTGTGCAGGGAAAATAAGGAACATTAGGAATGTATCTCAAATCACCCTCTGTCAAAAAAGGTTCATCTTTGGGCTCATCTTCAGGGCATCGCCAATCTTCATTTCTGATCCACCAGACTCCGAATCCCGTATCTATCTTTGAAAACCCGTCATGCTCTCCCAAAAGCGTGCAGTTAAGGCACCGCCAAGATTTACGTATTAAAGCGCGTCCTTCATCCTCTCCAGGCTTTGCGTATAAATTTGTAGCCTTCAAAGACTGTAGTTCGAGCGAGCGACCTACTGTTTTAAATTTCACTTGAGGCTAGGAGGCTTGTCCTTCGGCTCAACTATAGGTGGTTTCTTCTCAGATTTCTTGCCATCTTCTTTCCGGCTTATACCGTACACAGCTAAAACTGATGTGACCAAAGATGAGATAAATGCAGCATCTATCTTGATATGTCCCATATAGCTTGCTGTAAGCATTGCTAATGCCCAAGACAAAACACCTGCTGGAACAAGCGTTGCGAGTAAGTCTCGTAAAGAAAACTGGGAATCTTCGTCTTTCATGAGAACATTTTACGCTAAATGTGCTTCTACTAAGATCGATATACGAACGAGGATTTGTTATGTGGCGGTTGCTTGTCATTATCGCTTTTGCGGGAGCACCTGCTTACGCTGATATCACACATAAATTGCAGAGTTCAGTGCAGCTGACTGTTGACGCTGCCGCAACA